CCAAACCATAATCTATTATCATGGAATGATACAGCTTGAGGATAACCTCTTGGAGAAGATATTAATTCTTCTTCCCAATCATTATGAGGACCAGCACCAGCAGCTACAGTTTCTATAATAGTTCCATCAACTACTGTACTAGAAGTATATCCAGTAATTTTAATTTGTGATCCGTCTACTTTAATATAGTGATTTATATAATCTGTGGTCCAAATAGGAGATGATGCTGTAATTGTTCTACCAGTACCAGTTGCACCAGTAGATAAAGTAATAGTAACACTAGCATCTTCATACTTGTAAAAAGGCGTATGTGTTTTATATGCTCCTGATACAACAATATCTTCATCTATTTCAAATTGAAAAGCTGAAACTGTAAAAGAAGTAGCACTAGTTCTTTTTATCTCTAATATAGGATTATCTCTGTGTGTTAAGAATATAGTATCTCCAAACTGAGCAAAGTTTAATTCAAATAACTGAGCTTCAGTCCAGTTTACTCCTGAGGTAATATTTGATTGAATAACAGATCCATCTGATCCATAAACATCTAATCTTCCATTAGATAATGCAAAGATAGCCACTTCATCTTCAGAAAAGATAAAAGGCATCAGTCTAGTCTTTCCGACTAAAGTTGCTTGATAGCTAGTAGCTGGTCTACGCATTAGACCACCTTCATCTAAAAGAAACCAGTTACGACATTGTTTTGCTCCCTCAAAATATGATTGAGCATCTGTTCTAGAATTTAATAAAGGATTTAATTCACCAGCTGAGAAGTTGGTATAAACTTGTCTTACTTTTCTGGGCATTACGATCCAATCTTACCACTTCGTGTACTCCAGCGATTTGTAAGGAACTTATCTGTATTAAGTCTATTACTTGTTGTTTCTTTACTCTCAGTGTTTCTACCAATGAGTAAATGTCTTTCTGCTAAAGCATCAAACTGATTAACTAAAGCAGCATCTCTAGCAATAGATCCAGCAAAGGCTGAAGCTAATTTAAATACTAGAGCATGTCTAAAATAAGGGGGAAAGGTACTTTCATCAGGTCTAAAGATATAATCCATAACTAAGACATTATTAGAGCCATATCCATTAACAAATATCTTATTACCATATCTCTCGTAAGGAATAGGAAAATCATTAACAGTTACTGTCTGAACATGAATAACAGCTGGGTTTGTAGGCATCTGATAAGCATACTCATATCTTCCTGTTGGTGCAGAAGCTAATAAAGATAATTGTTGTTGCTCAGTAGCAAAATCCCAATGAGATCTTGTTAAGATAGATTCTAGGAACTCCTCATAAATTTCATCTGCTACAGTTGCTTCTGTAGAATTATCACTAAAGGATGATATCTTATTTGCTCCTACTAATACTAATGCTCTATTAACAATATCTATTTTGGTTGTTGCCATTATTTTCTCATTTTCTTTAAGGTCTTAGCCAAAGCCACTCTTTTTTTGAGTAATGTATTATTACCTTTGACAGCCTTCTTTTTCATGGTTGATAGGTCTTTTTGTGATAGGGTTTCTCCTGATTTGAGTAAGCCCATACGTTTAGCAGTGGCTCTTAAAGCACCTTTTTTCTTAATTGCTTTTTGAATCCACTTCTCAGCCATTACCAGTTTCTAGGGTTAGCAAATGATTGTGGCATGTTAATCATTAGATTCTTACCAACAACACTATTAACTCCATATCCTGATAATTGATCCATAGCGGCAATAAACTCTTTTTGTCTAGCTTTAGGATTATCAGATACAATAATAGATTCCATAAAAGCAATAATAGATCTTACTTCATCTACTTGTTTTTGACTTAATGCTTTACCAGTTAAGATTTTATTCTTACCTTCATCATTAAACTTTAATTGGAAACCATCACCTGATCTTTTCATTTCATAATCAGATTTAGGATTATTATTAGATGTCATAATAGAAGCTGTTAATGCACCAGCACCAAGTATTGCAGCAGCAGTTGTTTTTGGTCTTGCTTTTACAGCTCCTTTAGCTTTTATGAATCCTCCAAGAATATCATTTTGAAATGTTCCACCTTGTCCTGATTTAGGTATTCCAAACATATCAGCCATATTTCCACCACCAAAATCATCTACTTGCGTATCATTAATAAATGATCTTCTTGCTTTGTTTTTTAATGTAGATGTTTTTGCTGTTACTTTGTCTTTAACACGATTTATAATTGGCTGAGCTTTCTCTTTAACTTTTGATGCAGCCTCTTTTGTTTTTTCTACTACTGGCTGTACTTTTTCTTTAACTTTAGTTGTTGCTCTTTTAGCCTTTCCTTTTAAAGAACTTATAGTTTCTTCTTTTACACCACTTTCATAAACATCTTTAGCTTTTTTTGCACCTAACTTAATTTGAGTAGTTGCTTTAGTGGTAACGTCTTTAGCTTTTGCTAATGTTGGTTTTGTTTTGGATGCAGCTTCTCTTGATACTCTAATAGCTTGTTTACCTTTATCTTTAAGAAACTTGCCAGCTTTTTGTGCTACTTTACTAAATGTTTTTCCTATTGCCATAATAAACTCCTATGTAAGAAGGGGGGTATTAACCCCCCATTCTATTATGATCCGTTTACTACTGTAACAGTAGCAGCACCCGAAGCAGAAGATACCACTAAGATATCTACAGTCTGTGTACCACCGTTAGAACCTACACAAAGAATGATATCATTCTCTTTAAGTTCCTTAGTAGCCGAATTAAAATAACCAGATGCAGCGATTGCTGCAATCGCATCATCATCTGTGTAGAACCATAAGGAGTTAGAATCTCCAGCTTGACCAATTTTTTTAATTGGATTTGATGTTTCATAAGCCATAGTTTATCTCCTTACTCTGCACACTTCTGCACTCTAATACCATTGGTGTCAATAAGCACTGAACCCATTGATAAGTAAGATGTCATTAAGTGAGCTACTTTCTCAGGAATGTAGTTTACTTCAGTTCTTACTTCAGATCCAACGCCTAAGCCCATTGATGATTTGTGCCATGCGATTGTATGTCTATCTGTTGAACCAGATGTATCTAGTCCAGAATGTACGAAGGTTAAGAAACCTAAGAATCTCTTAGCAGTATAATTCATGCCAGAGAAAGGTAGTTCTCCTGAACCAATGTACTCTAGTCTAGTCCACTGATCGTCAGCTAATAAGTCAGACCATTGATTTGGACCAATAGCCCAATATCTTTGGTTATCATCTGGAACATCATTTGATCCAAATAGAGCTTGCATCTCTTTAAACTTATCAATGTTAAGATCAGTTGCTACTGTACCACCCTGTGCACCAGCGTTGTTTGCTAGTGTAGTTGCAGATGCCATAGCAGTTGTAATGATTGAGTCAGTTTTTCTTCCAAGAGCGTAAGCTGCGTTATTAGCAATTACTTGTCTTTCGTCAATATTGGTTTTAAGCTCGTCTAATCTATCCACATAGTCAGATGCATAGAAATCAGCGAGAGTAGCTGTTACGTTAGTGTGAGAAATATTCATAGCTACAACCTCAGCATGTCTTGCTTTAGATGTTGCCTCACCTGTTCCTACTTTTTGGAACTTAACAGATTCGCCTGATACACCATTAACTACACGAACAAGATTTTTTAGCTTAGCACCCATTCTTTGGTATGCCATATGTACCTCAGCTTCAAACTGGGTAATAAAAGCATTGTTTATGCTCGAACTCATAATTTATCTCCTTTGTTCGTTTGTTTATATCAAGATTATCTCGATAGGGCTGATATGTTATCTGTCAAACAGGCATATCGTAAAGCTATGCGAGGTCTTTTTTATAGCACTGGCATAGTTTAATTAAAAAATCAACGCACAAATTTGATAGATTTAATATTTTCTGTAGGAATTACTGTAGTATCACCAATATCTGTGTCATTACAGGACATAAAGACTATGGTAGAATCTTTGTTTTTTTCTAATAAGAATCCTTCTGTATAGTTTATTGCTGGTTTAAATTTTTTTGCATCATCTGGAGAGAGCCATTCAGCATGACTGATTGCATCTCTCCAGTATATTTGGACTTTTTTAAGCCGATTTTTTGTTATAATATTTTTCATAAAGATCAGTTACTTTCCTAATATAGGCTGGATCTTTTTCTCCATCTTTCCAATATCTAGGATCTTTCATCATAGCTTTTAGATCTAATGGATCAGGACTAACATCTATTTTTGTTTCAGTATTAGGAATAGGAGCATCTTTGTTTAAAGACATAATTTCTTCTATAACCCTAACACCTTCAGCAGTAGATGCTAATCTAGCAACTGCATCATAAGATTCTGGACTTAGATTTTTCTTAGCCCATAAATCAGCTGATTGTATTCTTTCATTTGCATTATCTCCTAATAATTGTTTTTCATTTTCTATATTAGGTAAAGCATTAACTTCATTTTCTACAAATGCTCTAATACCAGCATCAAATTCATCTTGGCTTAAACCTCTTTTTTTTGCAGTATCAGCCCACCATTGTAATAATGGCATTTCTGGATCAATATCTAAATTAACACCATCTGGTAATTCAGGTGGATTAATTTCATATTGCTCTGGTGCTTTACCAGATAACTCAGCTTCTATATCTGATCTAATTTGTTTAGAAAGCTCATCTGTCCTCATTCCTAGTTTTTTTTCTAATGCTTTATAAGAAGCACCTAAATCTTCAACATTAACCTCTTTGGTTTCTGTATTCCAAAATTTACTAGGTATATACTCAGGTATATCTGATACTTCTTCAGTAGCTTCTACTTGAGTATTATCTACTTGATCTTGTACTTGTTCTTCACTCATCTTTTTTTATTCCTTTATTTATTTTTAATTTGATTAAATTAACCAAATATCTTTGTCCTTCTAAGTGCCATAACATACTACTGGAACTTTGAGGAGATACAACAGATTTTACAGTTAATGATTCTAAATATTCGATTACCTTTTTGCCATTTGGCTGATTAAATACGGAAGCGAATATGTGGTCTATTTCTAAATCTTGTTTAGATTGGACCTTGTTCTTCAGGGTTTCCCAACTCATTTGGAGCCATATTAGCTCCTTGTTGCATAGATTGCAACTGATTTACTATTTGTTGTTGTTCTGCTGGATCTCTTATTAGTTTTTCTGGTAATCCCATTTTATCAGCTAAATATCTAGCTACTTCATCTTGTTTAATAACCATATTCAGCATTTGTGGTCCAAATGTTTGACCTAAGATTTCAGAAAATCTCATAACATCAGCTACATCTTGTTGATGCTGTGCTTGAGATAATGGTGAAGTCGCTACTATTTTAACTTCTCTACCATTAACTTTTGGAATTTCTATTTTACCTTGTTTAATTAATAAACGAATAACTCGTCTTAATAACGGATTGACAAACTCAGATTGCAATCTTCCAAATGACGATCCTATCTGTCTAGATAGATCTGCCATTCTTTCAGCTACTTCTGTGGCTGACATAGGTGTTCCTTCAGGTCTACCTAAACTTTCCATGTAAAGAGCTTTCTTAATATTGTTTCTCATATCACCTAATATTAATTGAGCAACATCAAATCTACCAGCAGCTGGTAATGCTTGTAAACCTCTACTATTAGGAGCTACAGGGATAAGACTTCCCGGTACTAAACTAATATTATCAGGATTAATAACACCATCATCTTCAAAAGTATAAATACCTGAGATACTCATTTGAGCATTTTGTAAAATTAATTCTACTGTTAGGTTTGTAGTTTTAATAGCAGCCATAGCATTGAATATTGGACCACGACCATAAACTTCTCCTGATGCTTTATTCCATCTAAACACAATGTAAGGATTAGAACCAATACCACTTAGTTCTTTTTCATAAATCATTTCTTTGTGATTCATACAAACAACACAGTATTTATATCTTTCTTCATTAGGTTTGTCGTATAAACGATAAACACCTTCTACAATTTTAACTTTTGCAGCTGGGTTTTCTTCCATCTTTCTCATCATCTCTGGTGATAAGATAGCTTTAGGATAGGTAACAAGAACTCTATCATATCTCATTGTTCTTGTTCTGAAGATTTGATCTATTTTTTGATCTGGACCATTATTTAAAACCACTCTTGGTAAAGGTACTGCTTGGAAGTTAATAGGATTAATACTATCTCCTTCTTCTACTAATAATACTGCTGTACCAATAGCAAGATCCATAAATGCTTCATGGACTTCTTGATTAAAATTAGATCCACCTAATACTTCAAATATATATTCTGTAATAGCATCTAACTGTTCGTCTACTTGTGGCTTAGCATCTACTGGTATTTCTGTACCTGATTGTAAGCTAGCCCAACGACCATAAGTTGGAACCATTCCAGCTTGTAAACGAGAAGCAAATTCTTGAATACCTACGACTGCTGTTTCATCAAAGATCTTATCAGTTCTTCTTTCCCCAATCGTTTCTTCATAAAATGATTCTCTTTGAGGCATAGTATATTCGTATGCTTCTTCGTATTTATCTTTCCAATGGTCAAAGATGTGTTCAGCTTCTTTAAATTTTTTTAAGAATGAAATTACTTTAGGATCGCTATTAGAATAATTAACTTCTTCTTGTTCTGCTGTTGGAATATAAGGCATTATACCATAGCTCCTCTAATTGTTTTATCAGCTCTAGCTAAAAAAGGATCTCTGCTAGCAGTAATTGCTCCAGTTTCACCACTTAAAGCTCCACGATAAGATTTCTTAGCTCTTTGAGCTACTGCTGTAGAATCTTGAACTGAAGTAGAGTTACTACTGGTAGTTTTGCTACCACCATTTCCACCACTACTTACTGGTACTGCTGTTGTTTTACTTCCATTAGCAGTATCATAAAAGTTTTGAACATATTTAGAATAAGGTGTTGCTTTGTTAGATAAATAAGCTGAACTAAAAAACGCAGTCATACCTGATGCAGCTGTTGCTAATGCACCAAGTACTAATTTAGTTTTTTGTTGAGATTCATACATTTCTCTTGATAGAGGAATTGGCTCTGCTTTTGCAGATTCATATGCTTCTGTAGCTGTTGATTTAAATACTAATCCCTTATCTGTTTGAACTCCTGTTGTAAATGATCCATTTTTTTGCACAGTTCCTAAACCTTGAGATGCTAAGTATTCATTTCTTGCAGCTTGGTATTCAGTACCATACATTTGATCTGAACTTTTTGTTGATATAAAACCAGTAGGACTTGTTGATGCTCCTTGAACAGGACCAGCGACTGTAGTTATTATTCCTAATTTTTCTTTAGCATATTTATCTGCTTGTTTTCCAATAGAAGTATATAAATCAGATTTTACCTGAGTTGCTGTTTTTTTTTGTTTTATTTCACCTTCTCTTGCTCTAAAACTTCCAGCTGAACTTTTTGATGCTCCACTTTTGCTAGATGAAGATGTTCCACCTTTACTACTCAATTTCTTTCCCTTCTGAATAAAATCCTCTGCCACCAGCTCTACTAAATAGAGATCTCATTCCAATGACTCCTTTAGCAAAACGAGATTTTCTTTTCTTTTCTTCAGCTTCTAATCTTTCTTTTTCTTCTTGTTCTTCCTTCATTTTTTTTTCTCTATCCAAACGAAGCTGTTTTTCTGACTCTGATTCTGTATATTTTGGTGTACCAAATAAACTTCCCATAGTTATAGATCTATTTCACGAAAATTTTGTTTTTTCAACGCACAATATAACTGATAAGGTGTAAATATCCACCATTTATTTAGACCTAATATTCGTTGAACATAAGATACACAGCTATGTTCTTTAATCCAAGAACCCATAAAGCTAGGAAACTTAGTATTTCTAGGTTTAATTTCACCTTCTAGTACCTTTCCTTTTTTCATTTGAAACATTCTAAAAATTGTATCTATTTTATCTTCCGATACAGTTTCTAGCAGCAAATGACCAAAAATATATTCTAGTAATATCCAAACTTTATTCTCTGCATCATAGGTAATAACTCCACAATGCTTAAATCCCTTTTTAAAAAATTTAGTATCTCGGTGATAATCATTATTTTCGTAGAAATATACTAGATACCTAGTCTGTTTTGCCATACTGATTTCTTTTTTTTCTTTTGATTATCAAAAATATTCCAAGATCTTGTTTGAATAACTCGACTTGGTGCTGTTTTACCAGCCATTAAGGATCTACCTTCTCCAGCACCTAGCATTAAATACTGTAAAGCGTCGTGAACATGCGAATATCTGTTCTTCATAGGCTTATCATCATAACGATCTCCAGATACTTGTATTCGCCTGTAATAATAACCCCCATTAAACCCTTTTTTTAGGTTCATACAGCTATTGTTTACTAAGAAGCCAGCCTTTCCCTCTACCATTCTAGTTAAAGCTGCTTCTACGCTCTCTATTCGCAAAGCAACGTCATTACTAGGAGCTGGTTTAGCTCTTAATCCTTGTTGTCTAAGTATTTGAAAAGGAGTTCTTTCGTCTGTTTGAACTCTAAAATCTCCAGCTGGATCACCATAGATTTCTATTTCTAGTCCTCTAAACTTTTTAGCCATTTCTGTTTTCAGTAATTCAGTAAATCTAACAATACCCATATCAAAACAAACTAGTTCATGTAGAATTAACCACCTTCCGTCAGCTAATTTTTGACCAAACACAGCTGCTGGTGTTAATCCAAAGTCTATTCCTACAAATAATGTAGTTGAAAATGGTTCTAAAGGTTCTTTTGATATGTGGACACCTTCATTCCAGCTAGGATAAACAGGTTTACCTTCTTCAATCGTTCCTAGTTTATTCATAACATACACATCAATCCAACCTTTTGTTTTACCTTTGATAATATTAGGATAGTAAGATTCTGTTAAGTTACCTTGATTCTCACATTTAGGATTATTGTCATAACCTTCTAGTTCTCCTTTAGTATTTTTCTTTTCTAACATAGCAGAAGGCTGAATATAAAAGCTCCAATCATCAGGCTTGACTAACATCAAGGCTTCTTCTCTGGATAAGTGTTCAGGGGTGGGGACTTCTCCAGACATAATAGACCACCAATGATCTTCTTCAGGAGCGTTAGTATCAGCAATAACTCCATACCAGCTAGGTCCACCATCTCTCATAGAAGGATATCTGCCTACACGCATAGTACAGGCATCAATAATACTCTTAGGTAACTCTCTAGCTTCGTTTACCCATACTCCAGTTAGTTCTAAAGATAATAGTTTTTTAACGTCTTCTGGTCTATCTAAAGCTAAGAAGATAACTTCTAAATCTATATCAGCGACTTTAATTCTATGAGTATAAGGAACTGACCATGCAAAATTACCAAAAGTATTTTCAGGAAACCAATCTAGCCAAGTTTTAATAGTAGTTGTTTTTAATTGAGGATTAGTATTTCTAATAACTGCCCAACGAGATTTTCTTATTCCGTCTTTACCTTTTTCTTGTTGGATAGCTCTTTTAAAAACTTCAACACAACAAGCAACGGATTTACCAGAACCTACTGGTCCTCGTATTCCACGAAAGAAATCATCTGCTTTTAGAAAGCTCTTTAAGGTACTGCCATCTGGTTTGTAGTTGAACTGTACCATCTACTTCACTCTGTCTATGTACTCTTTTAGCAATTTTTCTCTTACTGTTGGACCAAGAGCTTCGATTAATTTGTCCGCTTCCTTGTTGGTCAGAAAACTTTCGGGAAGGTATTTTAGGTGAACTTTTTTTACGATCTTTCTTAATCGTTCTCTCTCTTGAAAACTTAGAGGAAATTGTTTCCTTGTTTCCAGATTCACTTCCGAATCTATGTTGGTATTCTCTATAGACATCTAAAAACTCCTTAAATAATTTCCAATCAAGATACACACTAGGATTTTCAAAATCTTTTTTCAAGATTAAAATATCAGCTGATCCTTTCCAATCATCTAGCTGTTTGAATCCAGCACCATTCTTTCTGGCTTTAACTTCAATGGTTGTTCCATCAAATAAATCATTAACATAAACATCATGGGGAAAGTCCATGATCGCTCCAGACATAGGTTGTCTACGAGCTGAAAATCCTTGTGCTTCAAATAACTTAACGATTTCTCGTTCAACACGAGTACCTTTGATCTTTGCTTTACTGCTCAAGATTTTTTATTATTTCTAGCAAAATTTCTTGCTGCTTCCACACTACCAAAACCCCATGCTTTTAATGCTAAGGCTTTCCTTGTTGGTCTACCTTTCTCATCTTTCATAGGTCCTTTCATACCAGCAAATCTAGCAGCAAAAGATATTCTTCTGGGGTTCTTTCCTTTTTTAACAGGTGCTTTAAGATTAGCTCCTTCTGTACGTTGAAAATGTTTTCTTCCAGCTTCATTTAATCCACCTTCAGGGTTTTGGTATTTCTTGGCTACCATTACTTCTTCTTCTTAGGGAATCCAGCCTTCATATTAGCATATGCTGAAGGACTGATCGTACTATTCTTCTTTGATCTTGATATACCCTTCTTCTTACGGGCATTAATATTGGCGTATAAACCTTTACTTGCCATATTTCTTTTTAGTCATAGTCATTTTCTGACCTGACTTCTTCGCATCTTTCTTTGCAGCAGCCATTCCTTTAGCTGTGTAAGGGTATTCTTTTTTTCCTACTTTAGGCATTTTATTCTCCAATCTATTATAGTGTTGCAACACTAACGCTTTATGTCTTAACCAGACGAGTTTAGCTTATATCAGCTCTTACCTAGCGTCAATAAAAACTTTATTGTTTAAAAAAATATATACAATGCACACTAAATGTGGCTTGACATCATATCAGTTGTGTGGTTTTAGCACTAGATTTCTATAAGATATTAATTATATCAGCTGTATGAATAAACTAATCAAAGCGTTTGTTAATTTCTTTGAAGATCCAGATCGTGATGTTAAAGAATTTTTGCAAACAGAATACAAAGAAGGCTGGTACTGGGCTTATACCTATTACAAAGAAAGAGGTACTTTCCCTTCATCTCTCTCAATAAGAGTCTGATCCTAAGAATACTTCGTGTTCATCAGGCTCTGAGAGCCTTTTTTTCCTTAAAAATATATTCTTATTGATCCATATACGAAGGATCCACTTTCCAGTGGTCCGCACAAACGAAATAATAGTTCCCATGTTCTCCTTTTAAGGCAATAGTCCCCCACTGTTGGCAGACATAACACACCTTATGCTTTATCTGTTCTTCTCTTGTCCAGTTTAGTATCTGTGTTTGGTTGTAGAGCTTTTTGGGACTCTGTTGTTTGTTTGACATCTCTCTCTCCGTACACATACAGTTTTTTAACCCCCCACCCCCTGTTTGTTAGGAGAGATCTATATTCACTTTAATCTCACCGTCTATCTGGTGAGATACTCTATCTGGGGTGCGTAGTCCTACTCTGTCTAGTATATCTTTACTAGCTTCGAGTTGCACATACTCACTGCGTGCGTTGTTGCTTAAATGGACTAACTTGTGTGATGCAGTCACCGCTCCCAGTCCTATAGTTCGTGCCACTTGATCCATCATGTACTGCTGTACCTTGGGGATTCGTAGTGTACGACTAGCAGCTACTCTGCCTCCGTCTTTTGTTGAATATCCAGCCTTAGTGGCTGCTTCTCTGATGCTGCAACCCTCAGCTACGATAGTATCTACTAACGTCTTTTGCTTGGCTGTCAGCCCATACTTGTTGTTGGATAACTCGTTGCCCACCTCTTGTTAGATATAGACTCTGTTTTCCCTTGTCAAGACAATTATAGTAATAATCTATTACTTTACTGTTATGTCGCTCCAATGTCCTACTCCACCAGATAGATCTTCATCACTCAATGATAAATACACTTCGTGTCCGCTCGACAGGCTCGCTATTTATCATATTCGTTCTATCAGATCTCTGTCTGGTTTCGTGTAGGACAAAGTCGCTTATCTCTCTCCCCCCTCTCCCCCCTCAAGGGGGGTAACATTGACTCTCAGTCAGCTGGCTCGGCAAGGGCTTGTTGCCCCCAACTGCACCCTAGAGCTACGCACCTATTCATTTGCCTCGCTGTAGCTGCCTGAGAGAATCTCTCTCTGATTTGTATCACTCCACAGGTCTAATTTGTCATTAGCATTCTCTAGCTACTTGTAGTCAGTCAGTTATCGTGTTTTCATGTAATATTACCACTTATTTCTTGAGTCTCTGCGTGTTTGATCTCGCACCCGCTCGCTTGTCGCTAACGCTCCTGATTCGCTTCGCTATTCGCTATCGCTGTGAGAGATCAAATACTCGATCCTCAGAAAGGTAATATAACTATGAAAACTAACGATAAACTAACTAACATACAAGCACGCAAGAGAGATGCAGTAATGACTGCATTAGCTGTGGAGTACAAACCAGAGATCGAATTTGACGATTTATTCAATGTTGAAGTCGATCTTAGTTCAGCTATCGCTAGAACTGACTATCGTATCAAAAGTTTGCAAAGCAAACTTGACGAAGTCAGTCAGCGATTAGCTAAACTAGCTGACGCTAATGGCTCTAGAATCAACACTGAAAAGGCTTTTATGCAAAGCCTCGAAGTTTTGGGAAATCAACTCCAAAGATTAGACGACTTAAAAGCTAAGTACACTCACTCTTTGGAACTATTGACTATCAAGCGTTCAGCTCTTGTTGATTTCTTTGCCAAAACTATCGGCAAAGCCTATGTGCCTTACTCAAGCAAGGCACGCCCAGCTGAAAAATCAGCTGAGCAACGCCAGTTGGCACTTCAGTGGTTACAACAAAATGGCTACAAGTTAGATCCTGTTATTAAATAGTTTCTAGCTATCAAAGTTTACTTAGATATCTGGGTTTAATCAGCCCAGATATCCCTTGAATTAAGTATGGTGGGGTTTCCCAAAAAAAACTGGCTCACTCCGTTCGCCAAAGAAAGAACCGAATGAGCTTTCAAAGAAAGGAAGTAAAATGGAATATACTGTACTAACTAAACAACAACATGAGGAACTATGTGATCTTGGTGGAACTTATAGTGATTTATACAAAGATCTATATGGTATGCGACCTCGTGGTGTTTATCCTTCAACAGTAGAAGAATACAAGAAGGAAATCAAAAAAGTAAGTGAAGCATTACGAATGGAAATACAACAAGAAAGACAAAGAAAAGAGAGGATTAAAAACAGAAAACCATTTGTAAGTAGACCAATAAACAATCCATTTAAACTATTTTATGAAAGGAGTAAATAATGGAGATTTTATTTGAACTATCAGTAGGAGCATGGTTTGGAACAGCTGTGGCAATCCTAGAACTAAACGTAATCAATCCAATACTAGAGAGAGATTATATGTTTATTAAATTAATGGAAGATATGCAAATCAGAAATGAAATGCATTGGGTTCACGAGGAAGGAGAACTAAATGATTACATTTAAAGCAATCAATAAATATAGCGTTATTTACAATGGTAAAACAATAGACTATTATAAATTGACGTTTTTAAACGGAGATTTCAAGATCTTAACAGAAGAAGATTTTGATTTAATAAAACAGGAGATGATGTGTGATGACAAAAGTAATATGTCCCGAATGTAATGGCGAATGTTATATTGATGACGAGCCATGTCTAACATGTGAGGCTGGATTTATGGAAGAAGTAAGTCCAGAAGATTACAACACTTCCGAAACGGATCAATTCATACTGAAAGGAGTAAAAGAAAATGATCTCATCTATCGCTAGGCTATCAGGCAAAGTAATTAGGTCTGTAGCAACAACCGAAGCATTTAAATATGCTAAAGGCAGAGCTGTATGGTATTACCATTTAGCTCTTAATCCAGAGTTCTCAAATACAATGACGAACTTATACAAGTATAATCGAGTCGAAAGAGAACTTAATCGTGATCGTTTTGATCGCACCGAAAAAAGAGTATTTCATATATCACCAGAAGGTCATGTATATGATGCTCGTACAGGTGCTATCATAGGCAATATTGATGATCCGAAAGGTAATCAATATGAACAACAACAGAAAGGAAACATTGATGCAACAGTCGCAGTTTAATGAAGAATTGTTAAAGTTGATATCTCATTTACAAGATAAAGTTCATAAATTGTATATGGTTAATCTAGAGTTAATAAAAGCATTGAAAGAAAATGATTTATTATCTCCTCAAGAACGTATGCATTTATTAGAACTACAATCACTTGACGAGAAAGGAAAGGAAAATGGGAAAAGTAAAACAACTTAATCAAGACATTATAGATGATTTAGAAATGCGTTCATTATCTATTGGTGAACGCATGATGTACTTAACTAGTGCAATCATCAATATAGAAATATTGATTAAGCCAGAACACAAGTATAACAAAACCGAATTGTTAATACTTAATGGTATATTAAAACAGCTTAGATCTTTACGAGATACTGATCGACAAACCGAAGATCATATTGATGAAGAATTAAGTCGTCTTAAAACTGTTGGAATAGAAGATTTATAGAGATTTATCTAGTGGGGGATATTCTCCCCCACCAGAACAGAAGGACTTAATGTGTGATTAGAAAGGAATATATATGATAACCACAGAAAGTAAACTGCACATAGCAGAAAACTGTAACATTGTCCCCAATATTCGTGAAATTTATTACCACGATTTACAGAATGGCGATTGGGAACAAATACCAGACAAAAAAGCATTGTTCAATGATGATAAATATATCGCTACTATGAGCAACGCATCAGCCGAAAACCTCAGGACTTATCCTGACTTTGTCAATATGTTGAATCAAGGTCTTATGGAATCTAATTCATTAGATCTAGACAATGTAGAAGTACAAGATGATATCATTGATAATGGTGGTAAATTCAGTCGTTTAATTACATTTCATGGTACGACTACTACCTTTGGCAAAGATACATTGAAGCTCCGATTATGGGCATGGACTGCCTACAATTTACGTTGGGCTGAACAATTTATTTTCGGTCCAATCATTGTCTATTGTCTTAATGGTTGTATGAGAGCCGACTGGAAGATCAAAGGTATGTCTAAAAAGAATTGGAATACCAAGACTTCTATCGGTGCTTCTGATATATCCAGAGCTTTAGACTCTTTCAATCAATTCCCAGAATGGTTTGAAACAATGGCTAGAAAGCAGATCAAACAAGAAAATGTAAGATATTTGTTTGAGAATACACTAGCTCAAATAGATGATCCTATTCACCCTAGAGTGTCGGATTATGCTATGTCAGAACTATCTACTCATTGGGAAACTTACAAACGTAGATATGGTGTAAACATGTATGCTGTTTATCAAACTGCGACACACTGGGCTACACACCCAGAAGGTCGTGGACAGCCTATGAATAAGTTTAGATCACGATCTGACAAAGTAGCATCTATGTTGCAATCACAAGATTGGAACACTTTACTTGCTGCTTAAATTATTATATCAATTCCTTATGGACTATGCCTTAGGCAAAAAATTCTATAAGGAAATTATACCCCAGTTTGTTGCGGCTCGTGAAAAGCTGGGGTATACTCAAGCAACAGTAGATGAAATACTGGGTGTAGCTCGAGGTCTTGTTTCCAAATGGGAAGTAGGCATACGCAAACCGAGTGGTTATCTTTTCTGTTGCTGGGCAGATGCATTAGGCTGCCAGATAACATTAACCGAAAGGAAAGACCATGAGGATAATATACTATCAAGATAAACTATTACTTAGTTTAACTAAATCAGAAATAGATGAAGCATATCATGCTAAAGGTAGACCAATAGAATTACCTATTGGAAACTTACTACCTTTACACAAAGATATTAATGATTCTATTAATCAATATGTAAAGGATATACATTTCTATAGTACAGATAATAATTATATTAAGAAGGAGAACTAATATGTACGATAATGATTATTGTGATGAAGATAGAAGTAAAAATATTAATTTATTTGAACATGCAGAAAGTCTGCCAATCTTCAACAAAGGCAGCTATCCAGCTTTAATTGGTAAACTAAGAAAAGCTGCTGCTGCTTATTTAATATATGCAGAGATTTCTAAGATAAATAACTCTATTAAAACTATTAAAAATTTAGTTGATAAGTATGAGTTTTCAGATGATTTCTGTAATATTGATGAGCTTAAAGGTTTCAACGATCACTATCCATTTAATAAACCTATTCGTGAAATGACTATTAATTGGTGTGATCTAACTGATTCTGAAAAGGAAGAAGCTAAACAAGAAGATGAAAACACTAAATGATATACTAGGAAAATATAAACGAACAGTATTAAAAGAAGAAGATAAATCTGTTAGCCCAATGACTGCTAAGCAGATGAAACGAAATATAATACTTAAAGCTGCTAAGAAATATTTTACTTATGAACAGTACAGAGGATTTGAATATTTATATAATTCTCAAAGAGTATTAGATAATAGAAAAGTTTATCATGTAGCAGAAATGCTATATAATAAATACAGAAAGGAACTTAATGAATGGCAACTAAAAAAAGAAAAGACCAGATCGAAATTCCAGCAGATAAGATCCAAGTAAGTTTTGGTGGCACAGATGCTATCAAAATAGTCAAGGGTGAATGGAAAGATATTTGGTTATTAAAAACAGGTAGAGCAGAACCTGATGATTTATCTAATGTATTACCAGTTCAAATGGGTATTCATACCGAATCATTTAACATTGATTGGTTTGAAAAACAAACTGGTTTTGAAGTAACAAACAATAACAAAGTGTATAAAAATGAAGATATAGAATTTTTACACGCAACAGTAGACGGAATAATACATAAACAACAAGCTATATTTGAAGCTAAACATGTTAGTCCGTTTAGTGCAAAAGATGTGATTGATAGATATTATCCACAGTTACAACATTACATGTTAGTAACAGGATTAAAGAAAGCATATCTATCTGTGTTGATAGGTAATCTACAACACAAAATATACGAGGTTGATGCTGATATAGAGTTTATTCATAGACTTTTATATGCTGAAACACATTTGTGGGCTTATGTTCAATCTGATGTTCAGCCACCAGACTATGTAGACTTTGATGCATTTACAAAACAGAAGGAGAAAATCAATGGATTATCAGAACAAATCACAATATCCATACCAAGCTGGTTACAAGGCTCGATCAACTAGCAAAGAAGCAGCTGATAAAATCAATATGAAATATCCAAGACAGCGATATGCTATTGAAGATGTATTTAAATTTGGTCCAATGAATACATATACAGCTGATGAAGTAGCAGACCAAATAAAACAAAACTTAATTAGTGTGAGAGCAAGAATAACAGAGCTATCACTATTAGGTGTATTAGAAGATTCTGGTGAACGAAGAAAAAACAAGAATAACAGAAATGTTATAGCTTGGATTCACAAGGATAAATTAACTAAAAAGAAGGAGTTATATTTTAAATGAGTGATAACAAACGTATCTGGGACAGTTTCAAACATACTGATCCTAAATTTACCAAATCATTTAATAAGTTTGGTAGAGATTTAACTACAACTGATCCAATGTATCAGGTTATGAAAATGACCGATCAGTTTGGTCCAGTCGGTCAAGGTTGGACATACGAAGTATCTTACAATTATACAGATAAGAATGTATTTGCCGAACTTAAAATAGGTTGGCGTGAAGATACTGACAAAGACTTTAACTGGTATGGTCCAGTATCAGCAGTCAATCCTTTGTATAATACCAAAGGTACATTAGATGACGAAGCACCAAAGAAAGCTATGACTGATGCTATGACTAAAGCTATGTCGCATCTAGGTATGGCAGCTGATGTATTTCTAGGTTTATTTGACAGCAATAAATATGTTGAACAAATGAAGCAGAAGTTTGCAACAGCAAATGAATCTAAAGTAAAGGAACTAAAGGTAGCTAAGTAATGCCTAGAAAAATAGTAAGAAACCATAAGTATTTTTATGGGAAAAACATAACTAATATTTCTATGACACCTGATAACAATATGTTTCAAATACATTATCAAGAAGGTGATAAAGAAATTAAAGTTAGATTTAATGCTTGGGATTTAGTTGGTGGTATAGTTAAAACATTAAAGAAATCTAATTTTGAATTAGATAGAAAACAATGGGGTTACTATAGATTAGATAGAGATCAAGTAGATAAATTAATCGGAAGGAAACTATATACATGATTAAACAGAAAATAGAAAGCTGGGGATCTGATATAGTATCAGAATCTCTAGAAGATTATTATGAAGGTTATGACCATTTAGAAGTATGCCATAGTGTATTTCATGGTATTCCCAAATGGAAACGATACACATTAATGTTTCTATTAGGGAGAGAATGGTTAGACGAAGAAGTTGATTTAGCAGTCAGAGATAGAACTGATGAGTTATGTCAAGATCAAGTAGAACGCAGAATGGAAGGAGCGTATTAATGTCCCAATTACCTGAACTTGAAACAAGATCAGATGCCAAGGTATTAGACCAGCGTTTAGAATATGAGTTATCTGGTATCTTTAATAAACTAGAGAGTATTCAATATGCAATTAGAGATATTAGAGATCTTTATAAACAAGAACTATTACATAAAGGAGTAATAAAAAATGACAATAAATAAAGTAATACTAGTAGGTAATCTAGGTAACGATCCTGAGGTTAAAATATCTAGTAAAGAAAAGAAGTTCGCTAAGCTATCAGTGGCAACACATGAGAAGTATAACAATGCTAAAGGTGAACTAGTAGAAAGAACACAATGGCACAATGTAGTTGTGTTCGATCCAAGATTAGCTGAAACAGTAGAGAAGCATTACAAAAAAGGAATGCAAATCTATGTAGAAGGACAATTAGAAACTAGAAAATATGAACATAATGGTGAAACCAGATATGCAACAGAAGTTGTAGTTCCACAGTTTTCTGGTGATATTAAGATTGTCGGAACAAAAGGATCAGCAAGTTCATCTAATAATACATCAAGTAGTAATGATGATGAAGGAGCAGATATACCATTTTAAACGAAAGGAAAGTCTATAATGCCATATCGTAAAGTAACTAAAGGACACTATACTGCAACAGTTCCTAGAACATTTAATGATGATATTGTGATTCATCTAGTAAGGAACAGTAGAGCATCTAGCTATACAGGAAATGAATCTTGGCAGATTATAGTAGATGATAGTTACATTAATGCTGATAAAAAGGTCATAGGAACTGCTGGTTCTTATGGTCTTGCAAAGAAGAAAGCAAAAACATATATTGAGATGAGGTTGCTATCCCATATAGATAGACAACTGTCGTTTGTAGAATAAGTTTTAAAAGTTTCGTGATACAGGATGACGGTCTTGTATCGGCTGACTGAATAACGTCTATACAGAGGCGTAAGGTACACTGTAGATGAAGTATGGGCAAATGCCTGAGGTACTCGAAGGTGGTTGTGAGTAGGCAAATGATGAATGTATATCTGTAGCTGAAAGCATGAGGGTAATAACACTAATCCCTCGCCCTTGGCGAATTGATTTTTGTATTGCATAACGGCACTAGAATAACCTTTCTTCTAGTTTGCGATACAACAGGGGTAGGTTTCTATACCCTCCGCTTTTTCCTACCCCTAAAAGTTTCCATATGGAACTGTGTAGGAAAGACATAAGGTAGTAAGCGTAAAGCATTAGCTGGTGGCTACACGCCTACACAGAAATTTTTATCCATACAAAAAGAAATTATATACCGAAGGCAATCATACATGGGGGTATCTAAGTACCCCCTGTACGGGCTTTAAAAGCCTATTTTTTCCAGTTCTCAGCTATCTTTTCGCCTGATCTTCCAGCTATATACCCTCCAACACCGATTGTGAGCAAATTCCACATAGGATCAGGTATATCTAAAGTCAGACTACTACCGAATAGCAAGTTGGCGAATGGCATCAAGATGTAATTATTAAAAATTACTATGATACATATCCACATTAAGGCTGGTCGCCATGTTGCAGTAAGCCAGTGTTTACTACCAGCTTCTGTTTTAATAATAGAGGCAGCGGCTTGGAGTTCTTTGTTATCATTGTTTAAGAGTTGTTGTGAAATTTCAGACTTCAATCTTTCTTTCAGATCTTTATCCTCTACTGCCTTATCAACAACGCCTAATGCAATCTTAGCAATAGGTCCAATCGCACCTAGTAAATTAATCATCCAAAGATTAATCCGTATAGAATGAGAAGTGCTACAGCACCTACAAATAACTTAGCGTTATTGTTTAGTAGGTCCCACTTCTTCTTCAAATTCAATATCAAATTCTTCATCTGTATCTCCTTCTTCTTCATCATCAATGCCGAGAGCTGCTTCGCAACGCTCTAGCCTTCTGATAATATCGTCTAGTATTTCATCCATATCCATTCTCCTATAGATATATGTTGTTATCCCATGAACCATTATTCTTGAGGACCATAGGAACGAGGTATGGTACACCATGAGTTATCACACCACAAGATAATATTGGCTTGGCTAAATTCACTTTCATATATGCCATAGCTAATGATTTCTTGTCTATTAAACAACCTAGTGTCATACCCCAATTTAAATGAAAGTCATTACCCACATATTTGACTTCAGATACTGTGTGAAAATGACCTTGTACGCAACTCATAGATGTTTCTCTACAAGCTTTGGCTATGTCTTTGCAAAACTGATGAGCAAAAACAATTCTTCCTTTGCTAGTTTCCAGCATATGTCTTTCAGTCCATCTCCAACCAGAACCAACATCTAGTATCTCATTATAATCTTTAATAAACCATTTAGACATACCTTTAGCCATAGCTCTACGAAGAACCATTGATCCATGATTACTTTCTAATAAAGTCATCTTAGGAAAGATCTTCTCTAATTGTTTGCAGAGAGATTGACCAGCCAATAGTTCGTCAGCTGGGCTAGGTAGATCAGGGTTTATAACATGAGATACATTAATACTGTGCCAATCCATTTCATCTCCTATATGAATAACAGTATCGGGCTTGTAGGTTTTCTTAAGTTTCTCTAAGAACCTAAATGTATCTGGGTGGTGATAGGGAAAGTGTGTATCTGAAACGCAAAGAATCTTGTCATGTTTCATTTATATCTTTTGTAGTACAAAAGCCTGTTACATACAAGTCTGTATTTGCTGATTTAAATGTTTTAGCAAAGTAATCTATATAATCTAAACACTCAGGCACAGACTTGAATGATACTTCATATACTGGTATTGCTTCGCAAGTTTTATCTAAGGGTAATGATACTGCCTGTATACAGGCTAGGATAATTGCATAGATGTTCAAAACATCTTTAAAGTTATAGCAAATATCCAGCCCAGTAAATTAGAAAATACGAGAAATAAAGAGCTATAAATAACCTTTTTAATAGAGCTTATATCTTTCTCTATATGATATAAATGATTGTTTTGGATAGTGTTTAAACGCTCAGAAATAACTGCAACCTCTTTATCGAGTTTAGCAAGTTTTTCTGTATCGTTTGTCATGCGGCTTCACTAGGTCTTTTTTTATATTTCAGTTCAATAATCTCTTGATTTTTTTGAGAGAGCAACGCACATTTTTCTTCATATTTATCTAATAACATATGATAAGTTTGTTTAATTTCGTTGTATTCTTTCTGCAAAGAATGGGCTTCTGATTCAGTCATGTTTTTTCCTCTCTGTAAGTAATGTTGATGAGCGTTGAAACTATTATTTTCTAACATTCTGTCAATTTATATTTTGAATTGTGCATAATCAATTATTTTGATAGAGAATCTTGCTCTAATAACCACATCAATCTATCGAGTTGTCTATCCATCTCATCATACTTATGGTGCATCTGCATTATCTTTTGCATATCCTTTTCATTACTAGCAACACGACTATCGAGTTTACTAATAAACCATACAAGCGATACCGATTGCACTGCTATCGCCATGATGATGCCTATGGTTTTACTGTCTAAGTTCATTAGACACTCTGTTGTTCAGCTAGAAACGCAGTCCAAGCATCTTTAACTGCTTGTGTCCAAACAGCATTACATACTGCCTGTACTTCTGCATCTTCGCCTGTAATATCTTGGTCTGGGTGAACTACTTTTCTGTGTCTGCTTCTTGATAACTCTACGCCATCTTCTTTGATGACTGTATCAGTAGCAATTTGCACAGCTTTGTATTCGCCTACCACTTCTATTTTAGCGATAGTTGTTTCTTTTGTTATTGCCATTGTTTTACTCCTTTATGCATTTGTTCTATATATTATTGTTCCATCAATCCTTGCATTAGCATTATGAACTACTGTATAGGGTGCATTAGATGTTGATGTTATGCCAGAACTATCTGTTAAAAACATTAGGTCTGCAACTGTAGCGTCTATTCCCAAGTTCCAAAGAAGTTGAGTAGCATCAATATTTACATTTAAATTATTAGAAATTCCTATTGAACCATGACCAGCTGGAATTACTGCTCCTGTTACAGGTAAAAAAGGTAAATTACCTAATCTAAAAGTACCACTTCCACCGCTTGGTGCTGTTGCTGAAGCTGCACATAAAAAATGACAAATGACAGTCTGTCCTATTTTTGTATAACGACCTTGTTGTCCAGTGGCAGCATATGTTATTGTGTAATCACCACCACTTGATGTGAAAACTGGTGTCCAAGTACCTTCCTCATAATCATCTAAGGCATTGGCACTACCTGTACCACCGAGATAGATGTTGCCATTAACTACTAAATCACCATTTCCTGCACTTCCTGTAGTTGTTGTACCTAACATCATACAACCTGCACCATCAATATAAACTTGTTGGTTATCACCTGCTCTGAAAACCATTCTATCGTTGTTATGTTGATATGAAATGTAACCAACATTACTATCATCTTGGTCACCAAATTGTAGACTACCACCACCTGCTCTATCAGAACGAATTGTTATTGATGGTGTTTGTGATAAATTGGCAACTTCTAAATATGTTCCACCAAACCCTAAGTCAGGTGTTGTAGTTCCAATCCCCACATTACCATTACTATCTATACGCATTGCTTCTGCTAAAGTTCCTGCACCTCTTGTCCAAAATGACATAAAGGAACTTCTATTACCTGAAGTAGTAAAATCTAATTCTTTTCCAGTTACTATATAACTAGCATCATAGCCACCAAATCTTCCTTGCATTCTGACAGTTTCGTCTGTACTTCCTGCTGTAGTAAAAGAATTTTCTATTAAAAATTCAGCATTTCCTGCATCAGCACTTTTAGAAATATGAAGTTCTGCACTAGGACTACTTGTGCCAATGCCTACTTGACCAGAACTATCTATAGTAACTGCAGTACTAGTCGCATTATCATCAATACCAGTAGATGAGAAATTGGTTTGTGGTGTATTAGCTTTATCTCTTGTCTTACTCATTACTTACTCTTTGCTTTTTTTTCTTCTTCTTTAGATAATTCTTCTTTCAATATGGCATTATAATGTTGAGCCAAGACATTTATCTGGTCTTGTTCCATAGCAATTTGATTGTTTTTATTCATGATGTTTTGTAACTGTATAAAAGCTACCTTGCCTTTATCACTGAGTTTATTTTCATCATATTCTTTACCTTCAAATGTGAACATTACCACTCCTTTGTCATTGATGTTGTTTCTGGATTTTTTTGTGCTTCAATCTGTGCTGATAATTTTGATTGCATATCTTCCACAGGTTGATTTTCAGTCACACACATAATTGCGTGTTCTTGTGTCATTTCATCAAAATCCATTCCTTCTGAACCTGCACAGCTTCCGTACATAGATGCTGAATAATCACCATCTGTTGCAGTGTATCGCCAGTGGATTGTCTTTACTTCATTTAAAGAATTAACTTCAAAGTTGGGGAAAGACCATTCGTATGTTATTGCCATCTTTTATTCTCCTTTGTTTAACAATGTAATGAACAAGGCACAATATATGAGCCATCGTCATAAGTTTCTATTTTAATTGTTGATAATACTTTGGCTACAGTTGATGCTCTTAATAAATCATCTGCTTGAACTTTACCTGTGCCATCACCATTGGATTGAATTAAATCACCTTTAGATACTGTTTCGGCACTATTCATTCTCACAACAAATGTACCTGTTTGTGCCACATACATATCATTGACTGTGTCATCATCATTATCCCAAGCCATAAAAACACCATAAACATTTTTAGCATCTACTGTATCGGATATTTTTGCTTTGGTGTGTTTGACATCAGCTTCTTGAATAATAGTTGCTGAATAATCTGTACCTTCGTGATTGTAAGTAATCACATCACCAACACTTTCACCATTACCTAGTTCATAACTTTCTTTATGTGTTGTTGTGTTTCCTTCTTCATTAGTAATATCAAATTGAACTTGATACCAATCCATCATCTCATCAAGTGATTCTAGGATAGTACCTTTTAAGATTGTTGGTTTTGAATTATTACTAAGTCTTGACCAGTGTGTGCCTGTAAAACCATTATAAGAAACAGTAGCACCAGATACTGATATAGTTCCTTCTTGTGTAAAATTTTGTCTAAAAGAAATTAATTCTCCATCATTTGTTTTTCTATTAATTTCAACAGGTGCTGAACTATCTCTAACTATTCCAAGACCACCAGAAGAAAGAACAAAAAATCCATCATTGTTTAAATTTGTGTCTGTTCTACCCACGTAGACATTACCAGATTTATCTATACGCATACGTTCAAACAAAGTAGCACTACCTCCTGCTGAAGTATAAAATGCTAAATGTGAACCATCACCATATTGAGAACCATAAATTGAACCTATTTTTGCTTGTACTCTTGCAGTGTCACTAGTATCACTAGAAAAAAATTCTATAGCACCCCAAGGATTAGTAGTATCTCCTCCAGAACCTACGTTTTCAGTATCTTGAATACGAATAGTAATTGGATTTGTGACTGTACCACTGTCTGCATTAGCATCACCTGCAATATGTAAAAGTTTTTGAGGATTAGTTGTACCAACCCCTACATTACCAGAACTATCTATACGCATACGTGCTGCGGCGGCTGTATACATAGCCATATAGTCGCCATTGTGATTATATACTAACTGACCACGATAAGCTGTATCACCAGAGGTTCCATCTGCAAAGTGAATAGAACCTGCTGTAGTGGTACTAGAGTAAATAGTTAAACCTTGTCCAGTAGAGCCATTACCTACAACTAATTGATTAGCACCTGCGTTCATACTAGATGGACTACTTGTACCAATACCTACATTACCAGAACTGTCTATACGCATAGCTTCTGTGGTATCGACATCAAAAATATGACCAAGATAACCTCTATACTCTAAGTAAGTATTTACAGTACCACCAGCTTCTAAACGAACATTGTTTGTTGCGTCAGTAGTACCAGCTTTAATTCTTAAATAACCACTGTTAGGTGAAACATTTAAAGTGTTTCCGTCAAATGTAAGATTAGCTTCACCCCCTAAAGTATTAGCAGTAGCACTTCCTGTAATAACTCTATTGTCAGCATTGTTATTAATTGTGGTAGAGGTAATACCAGTAAGATTAGAACCATCTACTGCGGGAAGAACTGAAGGAAATCTAGCATCAGGGATAGTACCAGTTGTTAGATTGTTGGCATTAAGTTCTGATACTGTAAATGATTTGAACGCATGAACAGTTAATAAATCTCCTGTGGTAGCTCCTGTACCTAAGACAATACTTAATCCGTCTGTTGCTGTGTAATCATCAGGATCTAAAACCACACCATTGAGAGTTACAAATAAATTATTAACACTGTAAGAAAGACTAGCAGCATTATCATCACTACCACTAAAGGTAGTTTGACCAGAGGTTGCTGTGTATTCATAAATAATTAAAGAAGCTGTACCTGCACTGGAAGCAGCAATCCAGTTCGCACCATCATAAACACGCATCTCGTTAGCAGATGAATTAAAATATAATGCACCAGATACTAAAGCGTTGCCATCATTGTCTAGTGTGGGGTCTGAAGTTTTACTTCCTAAGTATCTGTCATCAAAAGTATCGTAAGAAGCAGCAGCAGCGGCAGCTGAGTTAGCTGCTGAAGTAGCACTGTTCGAAGCATTGGTTGCA